AGCAACGCTATTGGACAAGCGACTGGGAATCCATGCACAATTTTATAATGGATAATAAAGTACCCGAGTTTTTTGAAAAGCGTTTAAATCAAACCCATGTACGTCAGTTCATTGAGGAAAACCCTGACCTAGTACCGGCAGGTCTTAATGTGGATTCTGAGTACGCAATATCTGTGAGGAAAAAATGAGTGATATTGAATCGCCATATGTGAATATAAATACTGTAGTGGATTACTTCCAAGTGTCCCTATCTACAATTCGCAAGTGGGTATATACAGGTGAAATCCCTGCGAGTAGCTACATAAAGGTGGGTGATATCTACCGGTTTCGGCTCGATGAAGTGGAAGCGGCATTAGCTTCTAAAACTAAAAAGGCTACAAAAGAAGCCCCAAAAACAAATTCAGAAGGAGAATAGTACATGTCAGAAGTATCATTGTTTGGGGAAGGCAACTCCCTAGTAAGTAGTGACCTGTTTAAACAACTGCAGGAAGCCGACGATAATCTAGCCGGTGGCAGTGGTGGTGGCGGATCAAACCGTATCAGCCTACGTGGTGGCCGATTCCGTCAAATGGTCAGCGGAGAACAAGTCAATGTTAAGAGCGATGGCCTCTTAAACGTAGTCGTTATCAACGCGGCAAAGTTATCACGTACATACTATGCAGGGGCATACGATCCTGAGAACCCAACTCCACCTGCTTGTTGGTCTCCTGATACACAAACTCCGTCTAAAGATGTACCTGCGGATACCCGCCAAGCATCTCGTTGTATGGATTGTCCACAGAATATCAAAGGCTCTGGGCAAGGCGAAAGCCGTGCATGTCGCTACAATCAGCGCGTTGCTGTATTGCTCGAAGGTGAGTACGACACTGTGTACCAATTACAACTACCTGCTACGTCTATATTTGGCGAAGCTAAAGATGGTAAGATGGGCATGCAAGCATACGCTAAATACCTTAAAGCTCACAAGACACCGTCAATCGCTGTGCTTACGCAGATGTATTTTGACGAAAACAGTGACACACCTAAACTGTTCTTCAAGCCAGTCCGTCCATTGACTGAGGAAGAACTAAATCAAGCTGTGTCCATGAAAGATAGCGATGACGCTATCAAAGCAATTACGTTGACTGTTTCACAAACCGATAAGGTAGAGACGAAACGTAATGGATCAGTGGCAAAGCAAGAGCCTGTACTCGACGATGCACCTGAACCTAAGAAGGTCGCCAAGAAGAAAGAGGTTACTGCTCCCTCTCCTGACGAGGCCGATCTTGCTTCTATCGTAGACAACTGGGACGACTGAGGGGTCAGTCACCTAGTTTAACGATAGGCAGTCGTGGCGGGTTTACCACCCTTTCGAGAGCCCGCCACGATATATTTTTGGAGCAGTAACAATGAACAACTTAGACTTTTTAAAAGGATTACTCAGCGACTCAGGACACTATTGCGTATTCGCCGCTAAAGGTGCCGTACGTAAACAGAAGTTTTACGATACTATTGAAGACGCAGAGAGAGCTACACGTAAGTTTATAGCAGACGGGCTAAACACGTACTTTGCTTTAAGTACATTTAAAGAACCAACAGTCGATGCAGGTCGTAAAGGTGCAAACGCACACGAGTTGAAGTCTTTCTTCCTCGACTTGGATTGTGGACCAACATACGAATACCCTACTAAAGAAGCCGCAGTATTTGCAGTGCGTGATTTCTGCAAGAAACTATCACTCCCTAAACCCTTGATGGTTAACAGTGGACGTGGTGTGCATGTATATTGGCCTCTTACCGAAGCACTTTCGGCGGAGCAATGGGCTGTGGAAGCTGACAGATTAAAGCGGTGCTGTTCTGAGAACGGATTACTTGCTGACCCTGCTGTTACTGCTGACGTAGTACGTATCCTGCGTATGCCTAACTCAAAGAACTATAAGGAAGACCCGCCTTTACCAGTAGAGTTTCTTGGCGTGTCTATGCCAGAACCTGTTATGCTTGAAGATTTTACATCCAAGCTAGGGGTATTAGCGAAGCCAGTTATCAAGATTGACTTAGGTACTGATGCTCTTTACGAAGCCTACGCCGAGAACAGCGAGAATGTTTTTAAGACAATCATAAAGAAAACTGTGCAGGGGAAAGGGTGCGAACAATTAAAGTACATCGCCATGAACCAAGCAGAAGTTAGCGAACCTCTGTGGAGAGCAGGGCTATCTATTGCGAAGTTCTGTAGTGATGGAGCCACAGCCGCAGTAAAAATATCAGAGAAACATCCCGAATACAACGAAGCAGATATGCGCAAGAAGATGGACGAGATAAAAGGCCCATACACCTGTGCACGTTTCAACGACCTTAACGAAGGTACATGCGAGAACTGTCCTTTATGGAACGAGATTAAATCACCGATTGTACTGGGTAAACGTATTCGGGAGTCCGAAGGTGACGTGGTGGTGTCTGCACCGATAGTAAAGGCAGGGGTAAAAAAGTCTGAAGATTTTGAGATACCAGAATATCCTAATCCTTACTTCCGTGGAGCGGCGGGCGGCGTATTCTTACGCAGTAGTAACTCTGACGGGGATATCGAAGAAGAGGTTATATACCACTACGACATTTATATTACTCGGCGTCTGCATGACATCGAACTGGGCGAGACGCTAGTGTTCCGCCTACATTTACCAAAAGACGGTGTACGACAGTTTAACGTACCTCTTACGAGTATAACTTCCCGTGAGGAGTTCCGTAAGTGTATGGCGAAAGAAGGCGTCACTGCATGGGGAAAGGCTTTAGATAAATTAATGGCATACACAACAAAATGGGTTGACGAACTACAGCGTACAACTGTAGCCGACGAGGCACACCGACAATTTGGTTGGGCTGGTGACGATATGGAAGCGTTCGTATTAGGCGACAAGTTAGTTACTGCGACAGGCGTGGACTTTAATCCGACTTCCTCTAGTACAGCAGCGTTAATGGATTCGTTTGAGGCTAAAGGCACCCGCGAACGTAACTTTGAGCTATTGGATTTTTATAACAAAGAAGGGTTTGAACTACATCAATACGTGGTAGGCATTGGTTTCGGCTCGCCGCTCATGGCGCTTACAGGGTTGAACAGTATGTCTGTACATCTTTATGGTGGGTCAGGGGTAGGTAAAACTACTGCACAGATGGCGGCAATAGGTATATGGGGAAGCCCTGAACAACTACAGTTGAACACAGACGACACACATAACTCACGCATGCACCGTGGGGAAGTTATGCACAACCTACCGCTAGTGTCTGATGAGCTGACTAACGTAACAGGTGAGCAAATGTCCCAATACGTTTATCAAGTATCCAGTGGGCGGCAAAAAAATAGACTAGCTGCCAACGGCAACGTCGAACGGGCGCGGGGTAAACCTTGGCAACTACTCGCGTTGAGCTCAGGTAACACAAGTGCATGGGAAATACTGGGTCGGCACAAAGCAACGCCGAAAGCGGAACTGTATAGGATGTTTGAAATCCATGTGCAGAAGAAGAATTTTACTTTGGGGAATAACACGGAAACCAAAAAACTATTTGAAGATTTTAAAAACAACTATGGGCATATAGGTATAGAGTATATTCAGTGGGTTATGGGTAACAAAGAAGAAGTAATCCGCATCGTTGAGTCTGTACGTACACGTTTAGACAAAGCGGCCGGACTTAGCACGGAGCATCGGTTCTGGTCTTGTGGCAATGCCGCAATCCTAGCGGGTCTTATTATTGCTAAGAAGTTGAATCTTGTTAATTATGATGTCGGTGCTGTGTATAAGTGGGTTGTACGTGAATTGATTTCTCGTAATAGCTATGTGAACGATGTAGGCTCGTCTGTTACACAAACACTTAATAACTACTTGTCAGAAAACTACAACAACATGCTGAAGATCGAAAGCACTGAAGACCTTCGTGGTAAAAACGACAACGGCTTAGACCAACTTGTACCTGTAGGCGCGTCACCCCGCGGCCATTTAGTTGCACGTTACGAGCCTGATACGAAGCTATTGTTCCTACGGTTGAAGCCATTCCGAGAGTGGTGCATTGATCAACAGATAAACTACGCGGGTGTAGTGGACGAATTAAAAACTAAGTTAGGCGCAAAACGAACAAAGAAACGACTTACTAAAGGCACTGACTTTAACCTACCGCCGGATTGGGTACTAGAGATGGAGTTTGCAGAGATGGAGCAAGATAGTGATGGATCAGAAAGTATTGAAGGTTGACGATCTAAACCCAGATGGGTTACGGATCACTGTTGACTGGGAGGACATGAGTGTGGGGGCATCCATATTTGTGCCTTGTGTCAACACTGAGAAGGGTAAAGAGCAACTAAATAAACTCGCAAAACGTAAAGAATGGAAGTTTGATACGCAAACCTGCATAGAAAACGGTAAATTAGGTTTACGTACGTGGCGTACTGTGTAACAATACTGGTACGACGTTCGCCTGTGAA